GATAAGATAATTACAATAACAGATAGTAATTCTAATGCATTTGTTTACAACATTGAAACAGAATGTAGATATGAACCAAAGCAAATAGTTTTTATGAATAGATACGGTGCTTTTGATAGTCTTACACTATTTAAAAAATCATCATCTACATTATCTGTTACTAAAGATAAGTTTATAAACAATTATTTAACAAACGGTGTTTATGATGTTACACGCCATCAGATGAAAGATATTAATATCCAAGCAATGCAAAAGTTAAGCGTTAATAGTGGTTATATTAATGAAGCTGAAAACGAATTATACAAAGATATTATGGTTAGTGATTTGATATATCTTTACGAAGATGGAAACTTAACACCATTGAAATTAAATAAAAGCAGTTTAGAAATAAAGAACAGATTGAACGACGGTTTAGTTAATTACTCATTAGAATTTGATTACGCATTTAACTACATACAAAACGTGTAAATGGACGTATTAATATACATAGATGGTCAACGAATAGACTTATACGAAAACGATAACATTAGTATTAATTTATCTAAACAAAATGTTAATGACGTTTCTAAGGTGTTTGCAGACTTTTCACAATCTTTTAGTGTACCAGCATCAGATAATAATAATAGCGTATTTAAACACTACTACGATGCAACAGTAGATAATGGTTTTGATGCACGTGTTAAAAAAGATGGCATCATACTTATTAACGGTTCTGATTTTCGTGTAGGCAAGATACAACTAAACGGTGTTAAGATAAAAGACAATCAACCGAAAGCGTATCAGATACAATTCTTTGGTAGTACAATAAACATTAAAGAAGATATTGGTGATGATAAGCTATTAGATTTAGATTGGTTAGCTAATTTCAACCATGATTATACAGATGTAAATGTACGCACAGGTTTAACATCTGGTTTAGATTTCACAGTAGATAGTGAAACATACACAGAAGCTATAATATATCCGTTAATTTCGTACAATAGACAATACTTGTACAATAGCGATATATCAGATACAACATCAACTGATACACTTGTTAATATAGCTTATGATGCTACACGTACTGATGGAGTAAGATTTGACAATTTAAAACCAGCAATTAAGTTATATCTAATCATTGAAGCGATAAATAAAAAGTACACAAACTTTAATTTTTTAGATGGCTTTCTAAATACACCAGAGTTTCAAGAAATATATTTCAATCTAAATAATAGCACCGATGCTATTAGTAGTGGTTTTATTGAAGTTGAAAGTGAAAGTGGTACAGTAAACGCACCAGCAGAAAAATATATTTATAATGCAACGGTAACACCTAATGCTGGATTTGAAAACACAAGATATAAAGTTAAGTTATACATAAATGATGAACTCACTTATGAAAGTTTAGATTTTTTAAGTGGCACTAATTTATTACTTAGTAATAGACAATTCACTACCGATTATACTACACGTATGGAAGTGATAACAGAAGAAGATTTTGAATTTGATGCAAATACTATATTTTCATATTTAGATGGTGTTATTGTAACAAATGTTTACACAAACAATTATTTAAACAATATAATTGATTTATCTGCAACAATATTACAATTAATACCAGATATTAAAATAATTGATTTATTGACATCACTAATAAAGATGTTTAATCTAACGATAACAGAAACACAGCAATCGTTAAAGTTAGAAGATTTACCAACGTGGTATGCAAAGGGTAATATCTATGACATAACAGAATATGTAGATACAGAAACCGAAGATGTAAAACGTGGCAAGATATACAACCAATTAGATTTTAAGTTTGAAGAAAGCGATCAGATATTAGCAGCACAATATTTAAAAGATAATCGTATTACTTATGGTAATTTAGAACAACGTTTATATGAAGATGCAGCACAAACAACGTTATTAGATGGTGAAACATTATCTGTTGAAGTTATATTTGAAAACCCAATATTTGAACGCATATTTGACCAGGATGATAATAGTCAAACATCAATACAATACTGTCCGTACATTGATGATAAATTAGATAGTATTACTGGTAATCCGTTTTTATTCTATGCTAATGTAGTTGATGTTGCATCTAATCCTATTGGTTTTGTAAATAGTGATTTAACATATCAAGATATAGGTTCATCTGTTATAATGCCAACACATAGTAGGGTAATAAACGAAGATAGTTTTAATTTAAACTTTAACGCAGTAGTTAATGAATTTACATATCAAGTTTATCAAGATACTATTTACAGTAGATTTTACAGCGATTACATAACAGATATATTCAGCATTAAAAGACGTTTATTTAATTACAGTTCAATATTGCCAGATAGTTTGTTACAAGCGTTACAATTAAACGACAGACTTATAATTAAAGGTAAACGATACATCATAAATAAATTAGAAGCTAATCTAATAAATAGAAAAGACAAGTTAGAATTGATTAATGATATTTACGATGCACCGTTAGCATCAGATTTATTAAACACATCAAGGTTTAGAGATGCATTTCAATCAGTTGGTAGTGGTGTACAAAGTAACACAAACATTTACTACGGTTTATCTGGTAAAACAATATCATTAGTAGATACTGGCGATGGTACATCGTGGATTACATTAAACACAACAACAACAACCGATGTAGTTTTTATTGTTTCTTATGATGTATCAGCTAACAATAGTGGTGTACGTTCAGCACAAATACAAGTAACAGATGACTTAAACAATCCGAAGTTCACAGTAATACAATCATCTAACGTCATAACAGTAGATAATAATACAATAACAGTAGATAATAACATAATAACAGCAGACAATGGCTAAACAAACAATAAACATAGGTACAGTAGCAAATGATGGTACTGGTGATGCATTACGTGATGCATTTAGCAAAGTAAACGATAATACAGATGAAAGCTTTTTAACAAGTAGAATACTTGTAAACCAAGCAAATAAAGACACAACTTTAGGCGGTGTAATAGATAGCACTAAACAATATTTTTTAGATGGTGTTATTGATATGGGTAGCACCCAAATAACTGTACCACCAACTGGAATTACTATATTAGGATTGTCTTTTGATATTAGTGGTTTAACATCGTCTGAAGATAATTACACTATGTTTATATCCGAGTCTATTGGCATAGGTAGTGGTAATATGTTAGGTGCTGATTATTATGTTTCTGTAACTGGAGCAGGTTCTAAGGTTTATGAAATTTATGATGCCACTGGTTTTAATGCTTTTGAATTTGCAAGAATAAACTACATTGATTGTACATCTTTGGGTGACATTTACGATTATAGACAAGGTTTAGAAGATGGTACTGGTCGATTTGGTGGTTCACCATCTTTAACTTTACATGGACTTTGGCGTGGTGGTTACAGAATAACTACAAGCATTGTAAGAAGTTTGGCAGGTATAATGACAGCACCACTATTTAAAGAGGGTGTTTTATTTCAAATGAATAGTCGTTTCTTAACAGATATCAACTTAGACCTTCCTACTTTAGCTGCATTTTGTGATTTTCAAACAGTTAATTTTCCCAATCCCTCAACAGTTCAAGTAAAAGGTGCTATAATGAGTAGAGATGGTGGTTTTAATGCTAATGATACTAATATATTCCCAAATTTATCGGCAAGTGATTTGCCTTGTGATTGGGATAATAATATAGGAATACCTAATACTTTTGTGGGTGGTGGTATAGTTAATTCAGCAGAGGTTACAACAGACATAGTAACACAAGGGGAGGCTGTAGACTTAAACGGAACTTTCACTACTTTAGATTTACAACATTTTGACAGTCCTGCTAATGGTAGATTAAGACATATAGGTATTAATCCAAGAGAATATACTGTTAATTTTGACTTTATATTAGATGGTACACAAAATGGGGAATACGAAATATTCTTAATAAAGATAGATTCTTCTGCTAACGTAACTGTTGAATATACACAAACAAGAGTAATAAACAACTTACAAGGTGGTCGAGATGTAGCGTATTACAACGGTCAAACTTCTGTGGTGCTAAACCAAAATGACTTTATCTTTTGGCAAGTGGCTAACGTTACAGGTTCTCAAGACTGTATATTAGAAGTAGATTCATCTTGGTCAGTAA